AAACAATATGTTTTCCCGTCTGATCTGCTTAAATGACCTGTTCCGCCTTTGCCCGATGTAGATGAACGTGGCATTGTGTTGTGGACCACATATTGCCCATCCGTTGGTATTTTATTATAACCGGCCAATAAGCAATTGAATTTCTTTGTTTCTTCATCTACATAAGGCACACTTCTTTCACTTTTTAGCATTGTTTCAATTCGTTGTTGGCTCAAATAGTATTTCTCATCAACTTCCGTTTCTAAAATATCTTTAAGCAAAATTCCTTTGTCTTTTGGTTGCTGAATAATACTTTCTAAATCGCCAAATAATCCACCTGGTTGCATTCCAATATTTGTCCAGAAGATACGTTTCCTATTTTGAGCCGAAACCAAAGCAGAGTTTATATGAATTCCATTTACCCCAATAGCTTTACTTAATACTTTTTCCCACTTTTCGCCCATTTCAACATTTTCAAGTAAAAAGTATTTAGGCTTAACTTCCTTTAGTATTCTCATGTATTCCCAAAATAAATAAGATTGCCCCTCAAATTCAAAACCATCTGATTTTAGTTCCAGGTAATGTTCTAAGGTTAATATCTCGGTTTCGCATTTAGTTGACATTCCTTTGCGTTTACCTGCAAAAGAGAAGCTTTGACAAGGCGAACCACCAATCAATAAATCAATTTTTGGCAATTTATGCCCATCAACATTTACTACGCTTCCTAATTGAATAGTATTAGGATAATTAGCCATAGTAACGGTTATTGCGTATTTATCAATTTCACTTGCAAAATAATTTTCAACTTGTATGCAACATCTTTCTAATGCTTGTTGACCGCAACTCATGCCGTCAAACAAACTTAATACATTTATTTTTTTCATTTAAAATGGTGCTTGTTCTATTGGTTGTATATCGTTGTTTGATTGACTTGCAAATCCTATGAATTCGCCTTTTTCTCGGTATTCTTTACCCATTCCTGCATAGCAGATTTTGCCCTCAATAGTTTCTCTATATCGACTTTTACGCCAATCGAATTCAAGTGGTTCAAATAATACATTCGCCTTTCCTAATACATCTGGTTTAACCTTATTGAAATATAAATCAACTGTTTGTTTTTGCTTTTCAGGATAATCAACTGTTATAATAGTTTTGCCATTACTATTCCATGCTGACCCGCCTTTTATATCGTCTGCATCAGGTACTCGCCTTTTTGGTTTACTCCCGTCTTTAGGCATCATTATTTCCATTTTTTTAGGATGCGCAATTGTCATCAGGTGTTTGCATTTCGCTTCTGCCAATTCGTTACGATACGCCAAAACATAATCCAAATATAAATCTTCACGCCCTCCAAATTGCTGTAAATCGTGAAATAGATTTTTCCATGAATCTATAAAAATAGTGTTAATTGGTCCGTTGTTATCTTCGTAATCAACTCCAAAATTCCATAAGTCAATCGGTGTTAATGGTTTCTTTGCATCGTCTTTTTGAGCGATTAAAAAGTGAGTATCAATCCATGCAGTAGCTTTTATAATTTCGGTTTGAGTAATTGAGTTCTCATAACCACGAAACGAACGTCTATAATGTTTAACTAACAACTTTCGTCTAATCTCGTTATAACTGCCAATGTCAGGCGCATAAAGTAAGTGCCTTAATCCAAATGCTTCTGTTTGATAAAATAGCAATTCTAAGGCAAACTCAGTTTTTCCACTATGGGGCAAACCCGTAATATCTGTTACACCATCGAGTGAGAATTTAAAGACTCCATTCAAACATTCAAACCCTGCATAGTTTAATTGAGTACCGCCTGACTTATGATAATCTTCAAATTGAAGTGCTTTTTTAGAGTAATCAATAATTTTTACGTTCATAGATTACCTCCGTTTCTTTCAAGCCATGTTCTTTTTCTATATTCTCTTTCGGTTTCTTCTTGCTTTTCAGCTTCTTCAAATTTTAGCCTTCCTTGTAGTTCATCACGTTTAGCCCAACCTCGAATAGCTGCCGCCCAATCAATATAATTATTACCTTCATTGGAGTAATCAATAGCCCTTTGATAATAAAAAGCAAGTTTAGTTTTATTCCATTCAGTAAATTTTTCTTTAAATTTTATTTTATCAAAAATAACTGAATCCTGAAATTTTATTTTTTTCCCTACATATTGTACTTCCCCTTTCTCTTCTACTTCCCCTTTCCCTTGTGCCTCACCCCCTGCCTCACCCCCTGCCTCACTTAGAGGAATAAGGGGTTTATAAGATTCCTCTGATTCTAATAAGTCATTTCTTTTAAGCCTATCATTAAAACCTTTAATCTGACTATCTATTGAATATTGTTGAGATAAGTAGGCAAACTTAGCCATGCCTTTTAATTTAGTTTTTTGGCCAGTAAATTGCTCTAACATTAAGGCGTCATAAAAAGCTAATCTATCTTTGTCTGATAGTTCTTTTGCAACATCGTAATAACTACGAAAAAAATTAAATGCTTTTCTATTGCTCATTTAACATCCTCCTAAAATCATTTATTGCCTGCATTGCCTCAGTATTACCACCTTTATCAGGATGATACTTTAAACATAATTTTTTATAAACGTTTTTGACTTTTTCAGATTCAATATTTTCAAAAGAATTTATTTGATTATAAGGGTCAATGTGTTGAAGTAAAACTTGAATCATTAATTGTCTTAACTCAATAGGCAAATCAAATTCAATTAAAGAGTATGTTAAATAATTTGGAGGTAGGTCAATAATTCTTTGGCCTTTAAATTTTCCCCATGGCATTGTTTCGTAATTCATTATTAGTTATTAGTTTTAAAATAAAAAGCCCCAACTGGTAGTGAGTTCAGTCAGGGCTTGGTAAAATTGTTTTACCTTGTGAAAACGGTCTATGCTCACTACTTCATACACCGCTTATTGAAATACAATATTACTAATTTTCTACCTTAGTTTTTTCAGAACTTTTTAACAATGACTCCATGCGGTCTAACTTGCGTTTATAGTGCATATTAAATAAATCAACTGCTATATCTGTTGTAAACAATTCAGCATAAGATAATTGTTCAAAAACTATATTAACATCTATAATTTCTTCTAACAAATTATTAAAGTGTTTAGGTTCATTAGGGTATAACCTATGTTTGATAATTGCCTGAGTAAGTTCTGCCATTTCTTCAACTAATTTTAAAAGTTGATTTTCTACTCCGAACTTGTCGACTGCTTGTTTGAATATGTTTTCGCTTTTCATGTCTTTGTTCATTGCTTTGTAATCTCTTTCGTCCATTGTTTTTTTACTTATAAATTCCCATTAACTCGTTTACTTGAACCCTTAACAAAATACGGTCTGAATTATTCAAAGGTATTTGTTTGTCTTTTTTGAACGCTTCAATAAACTTAATACACTCGTTACTTTTCTTAATCCATTCTTTAAGTTCGTGAATTTCCCAAGATGTTTCTTTCCATTCCAATTTTAAGCCTGAAATATAGTCGAAAATATCGTCACCAAACTCACGAATTAAGCCGTCTACATATTCAAATTTACTTGATTTATATGAGTTACAATAACGGCACTCGCACCAAACTTGCATCAAATGAAATCTTAAAAAAGGATGTGAACCAACGGCAAAGAAGTGACCTGCATCGAACTTTTGTTTTGTTTTATCGCAAGCTATACACCTACAACCTTCATCAATTAGCCTTACCATGTAGTTAATTTTAGTTTGTAAAGCCTTTTCGTAATCGCCTTTGGTCATTAATCCACTTTTCAACTTTTCACGCTCTAATCGCTTATTTTTGTTTCTTTGCTTAGTGACAATTATTTTACTTAATTCAATTGCACAATTCATAGAACAAGCGACCTCAGTTGTCGAATGTTTCGGAGTGAATTTACCTTTGCAGAATCTACACTTTTTTGGCTTCATACTCCCTAATTATCTTGTATTGCTTAACTACAACCTTTGCACCGTATCGAGTAGTTACCTTTTTATCACGTTTTGAAATCTCGTATTTGCCTGATTGAATCAACTCGCTCACTCTTGTGCCTAACTTAGTGCATCCAATCAATTCGAATGCGTCCCAAGTGCTTACATACCTCTTCTTTAATAGCTTAATAATAGCTTGTTTTTGTGTGTTTCTCATGTTGTTTGGTTTTAAACTTTATAATTTGCAATTACTTCATTCATTTTTTCAAGAACTTGTGTTGACATCTCCTCTAAGTGGGTTAATCCTTCTGCATCTTGCAAGTATTGATTAGCTTCTTTATCCCTTGAATAGATTTCGTTTAACTTCGAATTAAGTAGATTTGAATTAGCGAATATATTAAAGATAGCCTTCGAAACATCTTCGTTAAATTCATCTCTTATAAGTGGTTTTAATTCGCTTGCAATAGACTTGTATTGAAGGATTGAAAGACTAAGAATCTGAATATCTCTAATAGCAGCGGATGCAATTAACATCTTTTTTTTCTTGGTTAATTTCATTTCAGTAGGTGTTTGACTTGATTAAAACATTCAGTCATTTGCTTATCTTTTGAGTCAAGTAAATCGTTTACTTTGTTTCGACTTGAGATTAGCGTGCTGTGATCCATGTGACCTATTTCAGTTGCTATAAACTTCAATGAGCCGTACTTATTCATGATGCAGATATACCTTGCAATATGCTTCCAAATGGTGTATTCTGCTTTCCTGTCCTTACCTAATAGGTTGCCTACTGAAATGCCTGAGATTGCACTTACTGCCATGAACACAAATTGAATCTTCTCTTTGTTCGTTTCAGGATTTTTGTCTATTACAAATTCGCTCATTTCTTTTGGCAGGTCAATGTTGTGCTTGACTGCTAAGTGCGTTAAAAATGTGTTTAAATTTTGATTGTTAAGTACCATGTTATTGTTTGGTTAAATTTTTACTACACTCCAAAAAACTACAAATTTTGAATTAAGATTTTTTTGCGCAAATTTTCTCGCATCATCTTCAGTAGGAAATATTTGTAATTTGCCATTTTCATAAACTTCACTATCGCTATCTTCACAAGCTAATCGAAATACTATTTTGTACATAATTTTTATTGTTTGGTTAATTTTGTTTTTGTTGGATATGTGCCATAAAATGGCTGTAATAAGTAAGTTAGCCACAATTTAATCGGACACCACTTGACACTCTGAAATATCAAAAGTCTTTTTAAAGTCTGCGCCATTGGTTAATATCAAATCTAAATTAGATGAATAATAACCATTGTTTGAACCATAGCCGGGTATTCTAACAGGAAATCCGTTAATAGGCTTTAATGCTATTCCGTAATCTTCTATTCTTTCAAAAAAATCATCATTGGTTAAGTCAAATTCTAAACCTTCAAAATCTTCTAGGGTTAAATCCGACAAACTCAAATAATGACTTTCGCAACAATCTTGGTCGTGATTGGAATACAATTTTACTCCGTTGTTAAATTCCAATGAATCGGAATCAATCGCTACTACTTTTAAATTTTTCATTTTTATAAAATTAAGTTGTTAATAATCAAATAATAAACTGTGGCTAACACCGTGTATAAGCAATGGCACGGATAGTTTACTGCTAATTTGAAAGTGTGTACAAGTGCCACTGCTCATACACAAACCGTTATGTGCAAGGCTAAATTGACCGCTCCAATTCAATTTCGGTATAATCAATTCCTGACATATCATCAAAATAATGATGAACAATTCTCGCAACTTGAAATACTTTGTTATGTTCAAGTTTTTCATACTTTTTAAAGTATATAGTACTGATATGTTCCCCAACTTTTGGTAGTTCATCCATCTTGATAATTTCAGTATCAAATGTTTCACCTACTCCATAAACAATTAATCTTACGTCTTTCATTTTGTTTTCAAATTAAATTTAGTGCTGATAAACCGCCCAGCACATACAGCGTTACTTCAACATTTCCGCATAGAATTGTGGCAGTTCGTTTTTGTTTTCAATCTTAATCTTGTGCAATTTTGCGTATCGAACTAATTCGTATAATTCGCTAAACTTTTGTTTTGTGTGGTCAGGTGCAATTAACTCGCACCTTGAACCAATGATTTTTATTTTGTGCATTTAGAATGGAAGATCATCAACGGGTGCATCATTCGAATTACTTTGCGGCTTGTTTGTTGTTTCAGGTGTCGGTGAACTTGAATTGAACTTAAACTCTTTGCCGTTGCCTACATAAGACTTAGGTGTCTTTGCTTCCCTTTGCTCTTTTGATTGGCTTGCATAAACTGCGTGAGTGTTGCCGAATTTGTCCGTTTCTTTACGTTCATCTACTACTATTGAAACATAATGTTTCCCGTTCTTTTCGTTCTTTTTTAAATGAGGTTTCAAATCCTCAGCGCATAAGCTAATTACTATCATTGTTTAATTTATTTAAAAGTTCTTGTTTGAAATTGTTTGTTAGTTCTATTTTGTTAAGTAGGTGTTCTATCCTTGCTTCATCTCTTGGAATATCAAGGCAAAAATATTGATGCTTTTCTTTCTTTACTCGTGGGTCAAATGAAACGAAATAGGCCTTTTCAGAATTAGTTAGAAAAGTATTGAATTGCATTTGGTCATAATACTTAGGAAGTTCCTTTTGAAAGTTCTCAGCGGTTAGTGTTAACTTATACTTTAAATGCGTTTTAGAATCAGGACATTTGATTTCAACACTTGCCTTCATCTTTGGTAAAATAATGTCAGGAGTACCGCCTGCAATATCTTTGTAAGTAAAGAATATAAACCCGCCAATACTTGTATAGATAACATCATCTGAATTTACGTCCAATCCCATTTCTTGACAGAATCTTAATACCGCCTGGGGTTCTTGTTCGTTTCCCCACTCCATTGCATTTGAATAGAAATCAGGTGTTTCTTCTGCTTCGATTGCTTCGATAAGTTCATAAACATAAGTTTCTGCACCTTGAGAAATATTACCGTTCTTGCCGTCTGTTGCAATTCTATTTATTTGGCTTGCTGTGATCAATCCCTTGCGAAACTCTTTCCACGTCTCTCGGGTATCTAATACAAATCTTTTAATGTCCTTCATTGTTTCTTAGTTTATCTGCGTTTGACCTTAAGAATAGTTGTTCATCAGGAGTAAAAGGAAGTACGTCTTTTCTGTTTAAATCCGCCCCGAATATCTTACCTAATCCATCCGCTGCATCTTTGATAGCTAAAGTCTTTGCTAAAGGATAAGCCATTGATAAAGCACCATTATTGATGTTTTGAAGATCAGCAGGTGAAGTGCCTTGTTTAGTTTGTAATTGTACCGCTCCGATTCCGTCCATTTCCATAAGTTCGCCTGATGTTGGATTGGTTACAGATAGTCGAATTGTAACCCAAACGCCATTAAATGAACTGCCTTGACCTGTAATCTGTACTTTGTAAGTTTTAAAGATACGTCTTAAAAGGTACTCGACTTTATCAATAGGTAGGTAATTATGACCTTTGATGTATGGGTGACTTTTAACCCATTGTTTAGGGGGTTCTTGGTTTAAAAGTAGATTGAATTGGTCATTCTTGTAAGCAAGTTCAATGTCTTGCGTGAGGTCTGCCAGAGTTGGCAAAGTTTGTTTTGTCATATCGTTTTTGTTTGGTTTTCAATAATAGTTTTTCACATTCGAATAAAAAAATAAATCTTCAATTATCTTTGTGACTCAATTGTTTGTCATAGGAAATAATTGTTTGGTCAAAGTAGCCGCCTTATGGGTGGCTATTTTGTTTTTAATGAGCGAATGGATTAAAAGTATCAATCTTAATATCGTGTTTTGCGTTTAGTTCCATTTTACCCGCATTTTTAGCAAGTTCGAAAAGGTTTATTAATATCGCTTCAATTTCTTGAGCATTCAAATTTCTTAGGTAGATTTCCCAAGATAAGTCTTTTATGTGTTTTGTGTAGTCCATTTTAGTTAATTGAAAAGTGACTTAATAGATTCATCCTATGAGTAATTGATTTTAAAATCCAATTAGCTTGCCTAACTTTCATTATATTGTGCTGTTGAATTGCGTACTCTCTGAGTTTGTTTACTCGTTCGTATCTCTGCATTAATATCTTAGCCATGATTATTCTTCTATTGATGCTATTACTACATGACCATCTATTTGCTCAGGGATTACATCAAAACTTTTAATCTCTAAGTTTCTGTGAACTTTTTGAAAGTCTGA